CTGGACGCTAAATAATGGTCGTATAATAAAGGATATGATAAAGGTGTTACGAGGTAAGAATACAAAAATTGTATTATACACATACGACGCGTTTTTAATTGATTTAGATACGGATGAAAACGAGGTATTAGAGAATATAGATAAGATATTTAAAAAACATAAATTAGAAATTAAGCATACTTATGGAGCAAGTTACGATTTTGAATAGGTCACGCAATATGTATAATGGATATGACTTTGATTTAAATATATACGACGGGAACATTGACATGACCAATAATAGATTATTTTGTACATTCACTGGGTTGGATGAAATGGAGGAAATGATAGAGGGTATTAAGCACGCCTATACTATAATGTATAATAAGATGTTTGTCTTGCATATCAAGAGTACAGATGAATATACTATAACATACAATGTTGATCAAGGCAATGTTAATAACATACCTGAAAATACAATATTGGTACATAGAAAAAAGGAGAGTAACACATTATACACTATCAACGCGTTGAATGAGTTAATTAAGAAGTTAAATGGTGGTGTTGTGAATCCACGTTTCCCTATAGAATGGTCTCATTATCGTAACTCTATATTGTTGACTAATCATGGTGAATTAAAACAGTTAAACACTAAAATATATAAGATAGTAGAACTATGAAAAAATTACAACTACGCCAACTAATTAAGGAAGAACTGAACCGCTATATGTTCTTTCAAAATCTTAAGTCCATTAAAATGATGGTGGATGAAATGCTTAAATTAGATGAAAAAATGGTTGATAATGTTTTAACTGACGGACATGACTGGGCTGATGATCATATTGCTACATCTAAAGATGATATTGAAGAAGTACACAACTTCTTAATGACTAAACAAGTCCCAATGGCTGTTAGTGAAAACACACCTAAATATAAAGAAGGAGATATGTTTACACATAAAGGAACACGGTTCACTGTAATATCAGATAGTGGATATGCTGTAAAAGCTAAAAACAAAGCAGGAAAAATATACAACTTTAACTACACCCAATTAAGTGGAAATTAACATTTAACTATATTTATATTAAACAATTAAACAATGAAAAAATCCGAATTACGCCAACTCATTAGAGAAGAAATCAGTAAGGTATTGAAAGAAGACCAGTTTCGTCCAGCAAGATATAATAATAAACCATCCATAACAGATGGATTGTATCACTACCTTTTTGGTAAATCTAAACGGGCTAACGACCATACAGCACTATACATGTTTGATAAATCTGGTAAAGAAGTTGCTAGCTACGATATCACTGATGAATTTTCTTCAATAAAAAAAGATCCGAAGCTGTTAGCTGCATACAAAGAGCTTAGTCAACAAGCAGGAAAAATATAAAACACACTATATTTATAATTAAACAATGAAAAAACAAGAATTACGCCAGATTATCAGAGAAGAAATTAATAAGGTATTAAATGAAAGTATTTTAAAGATATACCATTACGATCCATCTTCATATAAACTGATGGATGTAGATGCTCAATCATATCCGTCTGAAGAAGAAGCTAAAAAAGCAGCCATAGCACATACGTGGCAAACAGCGTACGATAATGGAGATACGGATCTTAGTAAAGAAGAATACTTACAAAAATATTCTTGGGACGATTTAGATAGTATTTCATATGACAATTTTGGTTATGAAATAGTATAAACAAAACACAAAACATACACCAAACCATGCCTTCGTTAAGAAGGCTTTTTTGGCCTTGGGTAATAAAGTTTGGTAGTGCAAATAAAATAAGTTACATTATATTCTAAACATAAAAAACATATAGTTATGGATTTATCAGAAATCAAAAACAGACTGAACGCCATGCAGTCAAAACAAGGAAGTGGCGGAGGTGAAAAAAAGAATGTTTATTTCAAACCAGCAGTGGGTAAGCAAATGGTCCGAGTTGTACCAAACAAGTACAATAAAGCCAATCCGTTTACTGAATTGTATATTCACTATGGTATTGGGAATAAAATCATGATTTCACCTACAAATTGGGGTGAGAAAGACCCAATCGTTGAATTTGCTAAACAGTTGCGTAAAACAAGCGACAAAGATAACTGGCGTTTAGCGAAAAAATTAGACCCAAAATTACGTATCTTTGCTCCCGTAGTTGTTCGTGGTCAAGAAAATGAAGGAGTAAAATTATGGCAGTTTGGTAAGGAGACATATATGGACTTCCTTAACTTAGCAGACAACGAAGATGTTGGTGATTTCACAGATATTGCTGAGGGTAGAGACATCACACTTACAACTGTTGGACCTGAAGTTACTGGTACGTCATATAATAAGACAACTATCATGCCTCGTACTAAACAAACACCATTGGCTGAAGATAAGAATCTTGTTAAGTCATTGTTGGATAATCAACCAAATCCTATGGAAACGTTTAAAAAGTTCTCATATGAGGAAATGAAACAAGCTTTGCAAGATTGGTTAAACCCAGAAGAAACTGAGGGTGAAGAAGAAACACAATCTGAACCACAAGCACCAGCAAGTGATTTACCTTGGGATAACGAAAAAAAACCAGCTAAAAACTACGCCTTAAAAACACCAACTAAACCAGTAAGTAAGGCAGATAAGTTTGATGCGTTATTTGGTGATGATGAAGATGAAAGTGAAGAAGACTAATAAAATTTATACAACATGGCTAAAGGAAAAAACACAGCATCATTAACCGCTGCTGTATCAACAGAACTTAAATCAAAGTTCGACTTAAATAAGTTTAAGGAAAAAAAGGGACTAGCGTCTAATGTTAAGTTTAAAGACCAACGTTGGATACCTTTCTCACCAGCGTTGCAGGAGGCACTGTCTATACCTGGTATTCCTATGGGTCATATTGTGACGGTACGTGGAAGAAGTAACACAGGTAAATCTACCACTACTATTGAGGCTGCGGTAAACGCCCAGAAAATGGGTGTTTTACCCGTACTCATTATTACTGAGATGAAACATGATTGGGCTCACTGGAAGAAAATGGGGTTTGAAATGACGGACATTGCTAATGAAGATGGTGAGATTGTAGATCATGAGGGTTTCTTCATCTACCGAGATCGTACAACACTTCATGCTATTGAAGACATAGCCGCATTTATTATTGACCTGTTAGATGAGCAGAAAAAAGGTAATTTACCTTATGACCTCTTGTTTATTTGGGACTCAATCGGTTCTATACCTTGCCAATTAAGTCTAGATCATGGTAAGAATGATGCTATGTGGAATGCAGGTGCTATCGCTAATCAGTTTGGTAATTTTGTAAACCAACAAATTGTAATGTCACGTAAAGAATCAGCACCTTATACTAACACATTACTTATTGTAAACAAAACAGGTAATACTCGTCCTAAGACACCTATGGAACAAGTTCGTATGACTAATAAAGGTGGTGATACTATGTATTATGATGCCTCATTATGTCTTACATTTGGTAATATTACTAATGCTGGTACGTCTAAGATTGAGGCGATGAAGGATAAGAAGAAAGTAGAGTTTGCTCTACGTACTAGGGTTGCATGTGATAAGAATCATGTTAATGGAATTACTACAAAAGGTACTATTGTGTCTACAGTACATGGTTTTATTAAAGACGATCCAGCCGCGATTAAGAAATATAAAGACCAACATTCACATGAGTGGGTTGATATCTTAGGACAAGGTAATTACGATATCCAGGAAGATAACTCACAATGGAATGAGAGTTTAGATGTGTTTAATGGTTCATTTGACGAAGACGAAGAATAATATGAATAAAGATTTACTCAAAATGCTCAATAACCTGTCCGAGCATGAAGTTACAGAGGACAAGGTACACGATAGAGTTCTCCTGATAGACGGATTGAATTTGTTTTTTAGGAATTTCGCAGTGATAAACTTAATGAACGAATCCGGTTCCCATGTAGGTGGGTTAGGGGGCTTTTTGAGGTCGTTAGGTACTCTAATAAACCAGATACAACCAACATCAATGTATATTATATTTGACGGTACAGGTTCTTCCACAAACAGGAAGAATCTGCACCCCGAATATAAGTCTGGTAGGAATTTTAGGATTACGAATTGGGATATGTTCCAACATTTAGATGATGAGAATGAAGCTAAAGCCGACCAAATTCGTAGACTAATACATTATTTAGAGTGCTTACCTGCTAAGACAATAGCCATAGATAAGGTTGAGGCCGATGATATTATAGCGTATTATGCTAAACATTTGCCTGAAAAACATGGTTCGAAAGTATATATTGTATCCAACGATAAGGATTTCTTACAACTCATAAATGAGGATGTTGTAGTGTATCGCCCGACTGAAAAAGAATTCTACAACAAGGAAACCATAAAAAGTAAGTTTGGAGTCTTAGCAGAGAATTTTATATTATATAAGACATTATTAGGAGACAACTCCGATAAGGTACCTGGTGTTAAGGGGTTAGGAGAGAAAGGTATATTTAAAAAATATCCAGAACTCTTAACCACACCCCTTACACTGGACAATATCTTTGAGATAAGCGCGGAAAAATATAAGGAACATGAAGTGTACGCTAGAGTGGTGTTAGACAAGACTCGACTTGAAAACAACTTTAAAGTAATGAATTTAAGTAATCCTCTTATAAGTGATGAGGAGAAAGAATTCTTAGAAGCTGTAGTTGAAGAAGATGCACCTACTTTGGATGTTGTTGAGTTTATGCGTTACTATGAAGAAGATGGATTAGGTAGAATAATTAAAAATACAGAGTATTGGCTAAACAATACATTCAGAATATTAAATAGTTTTAAAAAATAAGTAATATATGTGCAGTTTACAATCTCTAGCTCAATATGGGCCTGGATTTCAAATCAAAGTTATATCTTCACTTCTCACTCATAAGGAATTCTTACTTAATGTACATGACACATTAGTTGATGACTACTTTGAGAACCAATCACAGAAGTGGATTATAAACGAAATACTAAAATACTACGACAAATACCATTGTCCGCCTACAATGGAGGTATTGAAGGTAGAATTAAAGAAAATAGACAATGAGGTACTACAAGTTTCCATTAAGGAACAGTTAAAAGAAGCATACAAAGCATCTGATGAGGATTTAAAATATGTACAAGAAGAGTTCAGTAATTTCTGTAAAAACCAACAACTAAAGAAAGCATTACTTAGTAGTGTAGACTTACTTAACGCTGGTGATTATGATTCTAT